GACTTCTACAAGGCTATCGCTCAGTGGCTGCTCTTCCAAGACACTGAAGGTAAGCCCTTGCTGGATCGTTCGGTTCTCGACGGCGGAATCACGATCTATGTTGGAGCAGCCAACGTTCAAGTTTTCGGCGAAGCGTTCCAACAGAGGATCACTTCTATCGGCGCGAACACGGCTACGTCCAACGCGGGCGTCAGCAACATCGTGATGGACATGGGACTGAACGTTAAGGTTATTCCGACTCAGTACATCACGACTAACGATTGGTATCTGTTCCTTAACGCGTCTGACGTGAAGCCGGTGTTCTCGCTGAAGCGCGACGGTGTGCAGGACATCGTTGAGACGTTCCAGAACAGCGACACATGCCGCCGGACGGGCATGGAATCGATCCGGTTCTGGGAGAGGCGCGGATACGGGCTCAACATGCCGTATGGGACGATAATGATTGATAACTAAGGAACTTAGTTCCGGAATATCCGTTACACGGATTAGTTGACAGCCATATGGGAGGAATACCCATGGCACGCCCGAGAAAGGTTGTTGCTGTTCCCGAAGCGCCCGTCGTTGAAACAGCAGCTCAGATCAAGACTGTGGTTTCGGAGCAGAAGCCAAAGTCTGTTAGCAAGGCAAAGCCATATTTCCTCGGGACTACAGATGACTGTCCGTACTGGAACCTGAACCTCGCGGGGGTTACGTTCCACCGGGAAACGGCTGAGCTTATGGCGGGAAAGCGCGGAGACGATGACATCCTTACTCAAGGCCCTCCCGTTCGCGGGCATCTTGAGATGCTTACTCCGGAAGCAATCGAGCGGATCAAGAAAGCGGCTAAGACTAAGGTTATCCGCTGGAACTATCCGCCTCGCTGGGAAGAAGTGAAAAACGAGAATACCGGGCGGATGGAAAGAGTGTTCAAGGGAAATGGAAGGATCTATTCCAGTTCCCCGAGAGGCCCGGAAGCTCCTCAATTCGTTCCACAGGATGGAGATGAGCCAATCGGGAAGTACATCTATTGCATGGACGCCTCAACGCTCGATCCGACATTCGTGCTTGGAGACAGAAAGAACATCCCCGTGAAAACGGTGCACGAGGCTATGGAGGATGGGACACTGTGAAGACGGAGGTATAAATGACGACTCCTACTCTTTCGAGTATACAAACTCAATGGACGAACGCGGTTAAGCCCCTGAACGAGTTAAGGAAATTCGCGGCTCTTCATACTGCTGCTGGAAGCTTCATCAATGTTGATGATAACTATCTCGCCATGGAAGGCGCGTTAGTTTCATCGTTGGATGGGGATTTCGCTGCTGAGAAGATCTCCGCGATGCTGGGGTTCCGCTCTCGCCTCAATTCCGCACTGTCTGCCGCCACAGCCGTCATCGCACCCCACATCCTCGAATACGGCAAGTTCATCCAGATGCCTGAGACGGATCTTCAGGTTCTGATGACTCGTATCTGGGATTACATGATCGCCAACAACCTGTATGTTGGCTCACGGGAATTCAACTTCGGTACTCCTGCTGCCGCTGTCGGTAACATCGGAACTGGAACAATCGTCCGATTGAACACGGATGAATCCGGCTATGATATCGAGAATCAGAGCGCCATCACCGATGGTGGTGGAATGTTGAAGATGGCAGAATGCACGTCTGACAGGAACAGCGGAGCCTATCAGGGTAACGAGACGTTCCTGTTCTACGGCGCGGCTGCGGATAGGGACGATTTGCGGATCAACGGTATTCGCGGGAGTAACGTCATTCCGGGAATCACCGCGATTGATACGCAGACGTTCATCAGCAATCCGTCGTTCGAGAGCACGGGCGGGACGGACGGGACAGCATTCAGCGGAGCAACCCAGCTGACTGGCTGGACGATGAGTGCGTTCGCCAACTTCGTCCCGATCAGCACTGCCTATTACAGGGCTTACTCGCGCATCACGACTCCGAGGAGTGTTCGATTCCTGTCTAACGGGAATATCACTCAGGCTCTGGATCGCTCAAACGCGCAGTCCAGACTTCCTCTATATGTACACGTAGCCTATAAGCGCGAGTCGTCCTGCGACGGGACGCTTACTCTGACGTTCGGATCGAAGTCAGTGAACGTGAACCTCGGCGCGGCTCCAGCGGGCTGGAACGTCCTGATGCTCGGGCCGGGAACAGCAAACTGGCTGAAGAACTGGAACGTCAATACGCCTTACGTGACTGTTACTCTGGCTAGCAGAACGACAGGAACGCTTCTTATTGACGACGTGATGATCGCGCCGTTCTCTCCTTTCGATGGCGGGTGGTACGCCGTCGTTGGCGGGGCTACTCCGTTCCTTAAACAGGACAAGCTTTCGTGGCGAGATTACGTTCCAGTCACAGAGGGTATTCTACAGTACTGGAACTACCGCAGCCTCGGACGTTATTTGCCCCACTGTAATTCCAGCGCTGCTAGCTGGCCCGATCCAACATAATACACAGTAAGGATTTAGGGGATAAGAGATGAAAGTTACAATTCTCAATGGTGGAACTGTATCGTCCGTTGCTGATGTGAGTAACAGCGGACACCTTCTCGGGTTCGTTATGCCTGCTGCATTTACAGGGGCTACTGTTGGATTCCAAGTTTCCGCAGACGGGACTACTTACGCCACTCTATACAATTCGTCCAATAACGCTGTCAGCATCACGGTAACTCAAGGAAGAGCTTACTCTTTTACAGCTGATATCCTTTCCGCATTGAGCAATTGGCGCTATGTAAAACTCGTCAGCGGATCAGCCGAGGGGGCTGACAGGGACATCCAGATTTGGGTGCGCTAAAGCCATTGCTCATTCTGGAACCATCAGATGCCCCTGATCACAGAGGTACAGAACCGCTACAGCGTCCAACTGCTTGCTAATCTAACAAATCCGCAAGACAGCACATCTGCCGTTGCCGATACCGCACGCCTCACGCTCGCCTGCACTGACATCGAAGCTGAGTTCACCAAGAAAGGCATGACGTATGACAGCTCTGCTATAACCATTTCGGCTGCTGTCGAAGGGGTTATCGTACTGTTGCAGAGACGTCAGGGACAAACGAATGGCGAGCAGGCGTGGAAGGACTATCTGGCGGATCTAGATCGTTTGCGGATGATCACGGTAAACAACAGGATCACACCCGGATCGGGTAGGACGGGGAATCAGGCGTGTAACGCCAGACAGCCGCTGTTGCTGAGACACGAGTGTCATCATGCTGATTTCGACGGGTATAAGGTTATCGCCGGGGAAGACAACATATTCATCACTCAGCCTAATCCGGATTGGCGATCTAACATGGAACCGCAGTGTGATGATCCTTGCGACGGCTACAGATCTTACCCTTAATCGGACTCGCATATGTCAATTTCCAGTGAAGTAATCGCACGATACTCAACTCAGCTTCTTGCGAATCTAACCAATCCGCAGAATAGTGGCGCTGTCGCCATGGATGCCAATAAGTTTGCTGCGGCATGCCTAGACGTCGAGAGTGAGTTCACCCGGAAGGGGATGACTTACTCGCTTCATTCCACGGAACCACAATATATTTCCGCTGCGGTAGAAGGCGTTATTGCTCTGCTTCGGAAGCGTCAGGGGCAGGTTGGCGGATCGGAAGAGTGGAAAGACTGGCTTGGCAACTTGGATCGACTACGCCTCGTCACGGCTGATGATAGAATCGTTCCCGTTGCCTGCACGCGGCATGACAATCTACCAAACCCGTCCCTGCAAGGCCCTCGCGGATATGATGGCGCTCAGGGTGTTATTGGCGTTCAAGGAGTCCAAGGAGATCAGGGAGCGTTTGGCGGGCCGCAAGGAGCGCAGGGAGTACAAGGTAACCAAGGTAATCAAGGGGACGTCGGTTCTCTTGGTACGCAAGGAGCACAGGGAAACCAAGGCAATCAGGGACTTGAGGGAGTTCAGGGGAATCAGGGCGCACAGGGAGATCAGGGTAATCAAGGCGCTCAGGGAGACGGCATTGTAGGTACTCAAGGTAACCAAGGCAACCAAGGCGTTCCGGGAGCATTCGGCGGAGCACAGGGAAGTCAGGGGCCTCAGGGAGAGCAAGGAGTTCAGGGAAACCAAGGAGCCCAAGGAGAACAGGGCTGCCAAGGCGAACAAGGGATACAGGGAAATCAAGGTAACCAAGGAAGTCAGGGGATTGTCGGGTATCAAGGAAACCAAGGCAATCAAGGCGAGCAAGGGGTTCAGGGAAACCAAGGTAACCAAGGCAGTCAGGGGATTGTTGGATATCAGGGAAACCAAGGAAATCAGGGCGAGCAGGGTAACGTCGGACTACAAGGTAATCAAGGTAATCAAGGAAGCCAAGGTACAGTCGGTAATCAAGGAAACCAAGGAAACCAAGGCATACAGGGGGATGTTGGACTTCAGGGGAACCAAGGTAATCAGGGGCTCATCGGACTTCAAGGCAATCAGGGAAATCAAGGATCACAGGGAAACCAAGGAATCGTTGGGTATCAAGGTTCTCAAGGTAATCAAGGGACACAAGGTAATCAAGGACTTGATGGATTACAGGGGAATCAGGGTAATCAAGGATTCCAAGGACTTGGTGATGTAGGATCTCAGGGTAACCAAGGTAATCAAGGAATCGCTGGTACTAACGTGGGGCTGGAAGGCCCGCAAGGTTCTCAGGGGCCTCAAGGATACCAAGGCGAACAGGGCGCTCAGGGATATCAGGGAGTCCAAGGCAATCAAGGATTAACTGGGCGTCAGGGTAATCAAGGTTTCCAAGGCGAGCAGGGATCACAGGGAATCCAAGGATATCAGGGGCGGGACGGGCAGCAAGGAAATCAAGGCATACAGGGTACAGCTGGATATCGCGGATACCAAGGCAATCAAGGCGCACAGGGGATTCAGGGATATCAGGGTTTTTGTGGCTGGCAGGGAAATCAAGGAAGCCAAGGAAGCCAAGGATACATCGGATTCCAAGGAACCACCGGAAATCAAGGATACCAAGGGCGCACGGGCTTCCAAGGTGTTCAAGGAAATCAGGGTTATCAAGGAGTCCAAGGAGTACAAGGCGGGCAGGGACTTCAGGGAAACCAAGGTATCACCGGAACAATCGGATACCGTGGATTCCAAGGCGCTCAGGGCGATCAAGGCGCAACCGGTTCTGACGGGAACAAAGGGTACACGGGAAATCAAGGAAGCCAAGGCGATCAGGGACTTCGTGGCTGGCAGGGCTTCCAAGGCAATCAAGGGGCTCAGGGAAGACAAGGGCTTGAAGGTTCCCAAGGAAACCAAGGCAATCAAGGTAATCAAGGCAATCAGGGCCGCGAAGGCTGGCAGGGGAATCAAGGATTAACTGGACGTCAGGGAAACCAAGGAAATCAAGGCCTTCAGGGAGTACAAGGCGCTCAGGGGATACAAGGAAACCAAGGGCTTGACGGGATAACCGGTAATCAGGGAAACCAAGGGCTTCAAGGATTCCAAGGAGATCAAGGTAATCAGGGGAATCAGGGGCTTAACGGATTCCAAGGAAATCAAGGGAACCAAGGCAGTCAGGGTTCGCAAGGTTACCAAGGAAACCAAGGCTTCGACGGAGGCCAAGGTAACCAAGGCAATCAGGGCTCTCAAGGGGATCAGGGAGACAAGGGGATTGTCGGCCCAGAAGGGCCGGGGCCTCAAGGATGGCAAGGCAATCAAGGTAACCAAGGAAGCCAAGGGGTTGAAGGAGTTCAAGGTTCGCAGGGCAATCAAGGGAATCAAGGAACCCAAGGTGTCGTCGGATTGCAAGGGAACCAAGGAAACCAAGGACTTCAGGGATTCCAAGGAAATCAAGGGAATCAGGGAAACCAAGGATTCCAAGGAATTGGCGCTGACGGATATCAGGGGAACCAAGGACTCCAAGGAACACAAGGCTCGCAAGGAAATCAGGGGAATCAAGGTAACCAAGGAAACCAAGGTAACACTGGTATACAGGGGCCGATAGCCTCCACGGGGCCTGACGTAGCCTGCACAGTCAGAAACACCACATCTCAGACTCTAGTATCCGCCGCTATTACGTTCGATACCGAACTGCTTGACACGAGCAGCATGCACGATCCGGGTTCTAATCCATCCCGGATTACTATTCCAGCGTTGCAGGGCGGAAATTACATAATCGCATACGCCGCATCTTTTGATGCGGCTGCTGGTGGTACAGTTTCGATAGACATTAGAAAAGGTGGAAGTCTCATTGAAGGATCTCAACTATCCGACATTGCTGTAAACAGCGAAGAACCTTTCCCGATATCGAAGAGCTTCGTTTGCACGCTGAATGGAAATGAATATATTGAATTCTTCGTCACATTCGGACATCCTGCTGGCGGAGTTGTTACAGAGGCTCTTCTCTCCGTCGCCAAGATTGCAACCGGAGAAAAGGGATCTCAAGGCTATCAGGGAAATCAAGGCAACCAAGGTTGGCAAGGAACACGGGGCTTCCAAGGAAACCAAGGCAACCAAGGGAATCAGGGGAACCAAGGCAACCAAGGACAGCAGGGCTGGCAAGGCAATCAAGGTTTCCAAGGAAATCAGGGTAACGCCGGACAAGATGCCGGAATGATCTTGTTCTTCCATAACGTAGGCAGCGATCTTACTACTCCGGTTACTGGGCCTTCAACTCAGATCGCGTTCGTAAACAGCAACCCCGACACGATCACACGCGCAGACGGAGGAAGCTTCGTCACGGATGGATGGGTTGCGAGACAGAAGGTTACGGTTACCGGTGCAGGGACACCCGCCAATAACGGAACGTTTGGGATTACGTCTGTAAGCGCTTCTACTATAACGCTATGCGCGAATTGTCCTCTGACAGCAGAAGCGGCTGGCGCGAACGTGACTCTTCGCGTTAACAACGAAAGCCTCGACGTTGTTCCTTCGACTGGAATTGAAGTTGACGAAACGGCGCTTGTAGATAATACGGACACAAACGGAGTCCCAATAGACAACTATGTAACCATATCGGGGTTCCCGTCCTCCACGTCCATCCCCGTTGGGTTGTGGGAATTCTCCGGATGGTTCTACGCTAACGCAGATCCGTATGTATCTTTCAAGTTTGAAATCTGCAAGAGGACTCTCGCCGGGGCAACAACCGTAATTGGTATAACGGATGCGACTCCTCTTGTTACAGTGGCTGTAAAAGAATACGAATTGTACTGGGCTGTTCCGACAGCAATTCCTCTTCTATCAACAGACAGGATTGTCGTTCGCGTTCTGGCGTTTGCTTCTACTGGAACGACAAGGACAGCGCACTTCGTCTATCAGGGATCTAACAAGACATCCAACATCCGGACGACGTTTGCGGTACTTCCGCCAACCGGCGCTCAGGGGGCTCAGGGAATTCAAGGGCCTCAGGGCAACCAAGGGCTACAGGGAGTCCAAGGCAATCAAGGGAATCAGGGAAGCCAAGGCAACCAAGGGCTACAAGGCAACCAAGGGAATCAGGGGCTTCAAGGATTCCAAGGTAATCAGGGAAACCAAGGTAACCAAGGTTTAATCGGATATCAGGGAAACCAAGGTAATCAAGGACTACAAGGGAACCAAGGTTCTCAGGGAAATCAGGGAGAACAGGGAGTCCAAGGGGCTCAAGGAAACCAAGGATTCCAAGGGCTGGAAGGCTTACAAGGAAATCAAGGTAATCAGGGAAATCAGGGGGCGCAAGGTAACCAAGGGATTGAAGGCTTACAAGGCAACCAAGGGAACCAAGGCGCTCAGGGAAGCCAAGGATTCCAAGGGCTTCTCGGGCTACAGGGAAATCAAGGGAATCAAGGTAATCAGGGAATTGAGGGTTTCCAAGGCAATCAAGGGAACCAAGGCAATCAGGGTAACCAAGGGCTGACTGGATTCCAAGGTAGTCAGGGCAATCAGGGTAGCCAAGGATTCGACGGATGGCAAGGGAACCAAGGTAATCAAGGCAATCAAGGATCACAGGGATTCCAAGGGCTTGAAGGACTTCAGGGGAATCAAGGGAATCAAGGAGCGCAAGGCGAGATCGGGTTCCAAGGCAACCAAGGCAATCAGGGTAGCCAAGGCATTATCGGATTCCAAGGAAATCAGGGCAACCAAGGAAATCAGGGCAACCAAGGACTGGAAGGATTCCAAGGAAACCAAGGCAATCAAGGCGAACAGGGTTTCCAAGGAAACCAAGGCTCTCAGGGGAACCAAGGCTCTCAGGGGCTTGAAGGACTGCAAGGCAACCAAGGGAGTCAAGGATTCCAAGGGCTAGTCGGATATCAGGGTAATCAGGGTAACCAAGGATTCCAAGGACTGGAAGGACTTCAGGGAAATCAGGGTAACCAAGGCGAGCAAGGCGCTCAGGGATTGGAAGGGCTTCAAGGCTCGCAGGGTAATCAGGGCGAGCAAGGTAATCAAGGGAACCAAGGAGAGAAAGGGGACTTTGGGGGCGCTCAGGGCAACCAAGGCAATCAGGGCTACCAAGGTATCGACGGATATGAGGGATCTGACGGCCCGCAGGGATCTCAGGGTAATCAGGGTTATCAAGGAGAGAAGGGCGACTTCGGCGGAGCGCAAGGGAACCAAGGGAATCAGGGATTCCAAGGGCTGGAGGGACTCCAAGGTAATCAGGGTAACCAAGGAAATCAGGGGCTAGAGGGTTATCAAGGCAATCAAGGTAACCAAGGCTTCCAAGGATTGGAAGGACTACAAGGTAATCAAGGTAATCAAGGTAATCAGGGAAGCCAAGGACTTGAAGGAGTTCAGGGTAACCAAGGGAATCAGGGCAACCAAGGGCTGGAAGGACTACAAGGGAATCAGGGAAACCAAGGCTTCCAAGGACTTGCTGGCCTACAGGGCAATCAAGGTAATCAAGGACTACAAGGGAGCCAAGGTTCTCAGGGCAATCAAGGATATCAGGGCCTAGAAGGGCTTCAGGGCAATCAAGGAATTCAAGGCGCTCAGGGGGTACAAGGCAATCAAGGAGCGCAAGGTAACCAAGGAAGCCAAGGCTGGCAGGGAGAAAAAGGTGACTTTGGCGGCGCTCAGGGCAACCAAGGAAACCAAGGCGTTCAAGCGCCGGTTGGCTCGACGGTTCTATGTGCATTGTACGCTAGCTCTGTTATTCCAGATGCAACTACTTATAAGATTCCTTTTAGCACAGAGCTTTACGACACGAATAGCATGCACTCTGGAAGTGCCTCTAAGATTTATGCTCCATTCACTGGATATTATTCAATAAGTTTTAGGGCAGAAGCTGGTAGTATTTCTAGCCCGTCTGGACACCTTAAAATATATAAAAATAATTCTTTGGCGGCAGGATTTGATGAAGAGATTACGGCGTCAAGCCTTCTTCCTTTCGTTTCTTTGTGCGGGCATTTGAATTTGACTT